CACCGCAAGATGGCGCTTGACCCCAACAAGCTGAGCCGCAACGAACTCGTCCAGCTTCTCAATTCGACGGCGCTGGGCGAGTGCCTCACGCGCGGACGGCTGAATGCGCAGATGAACCGTGCTGGCCGGCGCTGGCACGACGGACGAAACATCCGCCTGCTGGACTACCTCCGCTGGCTGGTCCGCGAGATCGAACGGCCGGCCAAGTCGCGGATCGACGGCCGGGCCGCGGACCTCGCTCGAAAGAACACCGAGACCTGGCGAAGCCAGAACGTCGCGCCGGTGCCGGATGTAGTCGATCCGGCCCGGCGCGATCGCGCCCGGGAGAGTTTCCGCTTCTTCTGCGAAACCTACTTCGCCGCCGCCCTCTATCGCAACTGGTCGGAAGACCATCTCCGCGTCATCGAGAAGATCGAGCGGGCGGTGAAGGAAGGCGGCTTGTTTGCCTTCGCCATGCCCCGCGGCTCGGGCAAGACGACCTTGGCGCGGCTGTCGGCATTGTGGGCGGTCCTGGGTGGCTACCGCCCCTTCGTCTGTCTCATCGGCGGCTCGCAGGAACGGGCGATTGAACTGCTTACGCCGATCCGAAAGGCTATCCTGGAAAACCCGTTCCTGCTGGCCGACTTCCCCAAGGCCGTGCATCCGCTTCGCCGCCTACAGAACAACGCCCGCCGGCAGATCGGACAGCACATCGACGGCAAGCCCACCTACTGCACCTGGGCGACGGACAAGCTGGTGTTCCCCACGGTCGAGGGCTCCGAGTCGTCCGGGGCGATCATCGCCGTGACCAGCCTGGACGCCAACATGCGCGGCCAGCAGCACACGACGATGGACGGCCGGACCTTGCGGCCGTCGCTGGTCTTGCTGGACGACCCACAGACCCGCCAGTCGGCACGCTCGCCCTCACAGACCCGCTACCGCTTGCAGCTTCTCACCGGCGACGTGCTGGGCATGGCCGGGCCGGGCGAGTCTATCGCCGCGGTGCTGACATGCACGAAGATATACGCCGGCGACCTCGCCGACCAAGTGCTCGACCGCCAGAAAACCCCCGAATGGCAGGGCGAATGCACCAAGCTCGTCTATGCCTTCCCGACCAGCGAAAAGCTCTGGGACGAATACGCCCGCATCCGCGCCGAAGGGCTGCGAACGGGCAAGGGCCTCAAGCCGGCCGGGGAGTTCTACGCCGCCCGCCGCGAGGCGATGGACGCCGGGGCCGTCGTCGCCTGGCCGGAACGATACGACCCCAAGACGGAGTTATCGGCCGTGCAACACGCCATGAACTTGAAACTGCGGGATGAAGAAGCCTTCGCCGCCGAGTACCAGAACGAGCCGGTGACGGAGCAGTTCGAGGATGAACGGCTTACCGCCGACGAGGTGGCCGAGAAGACGACGGGCCGGCCGCGGGGCGAAGTGCCTCTGGCGGCGACGCGCGTTACCGCCTTCATCGACGTGCATGACAAGCTGCTCTTCTGGTGCGTCTGCGCGTGGGAGGAGGACTTCACCGGCTACGTCATCGACTACGGCACGTTCCCCGACCAGAAGCGGATGTACTTCACCTTGCGGGACGCCACGCACACGCTGGCCGCGTCGTTCCGCGGCGCGGGGCGCGAAGGCGCCGTCCAGGCCGGCTTGGAGAAGCTGGCCGCGGAACTGCTGGCCCGCCAGTGGGCGCGGACGGATGGCGCGTCCCTGCAAGTGGAGCGGCTCTTGATCGACTCCGGGTATCTGCCGGCGGTATGTAACGCCGTCGCAATCAAGGCAGGCCCGGCCGTGCTGCTGTCGAAGGGCATGGGCCTGCGGGCCGGCAACAAGCCGATGGCCGCCTACACCCGCCGGCCCGGAGAGCGCCACGGCTGCAACTGGTACATCCCCAACGTGTCGCGGTCGAGCGAGTTCCGGCACGTCGCCTTTGACGCCAACTCCTGGAAGACCTTCATCCATGCCCGCCTTGCCACTATCGCCGGCGACCACGGAGCGTTGACGCTCTTCGACAAGAAGCCCGAGCAGCACCGGCTCTTTGCCGAGCATGTCGCCGACTCGGAAACCTACGTCGTCACGGCGGGCCAAGGCCGGACAGTGCATGAGTGGCGGCCCAAGCCCTCCAAGCCCGACAACCACTGGTTCGATTGCCTCGTCGGCTGCGCCGTCGCCGCGTCCATGGCCGGCGTGAAGGCGCCCGGCGAAACCGCGGCCGGCCGGCAGCGGAAGCGGTACACACAGGACGATCTGCGGAGGCAATTCGCATGACAGTCGAAACGACCCGTAAGCGTTGGCCGCCCACGACTCAGGCCGTCGGTGTAGTGTGCCCCAAGTGCGGCTGCGCCCACCTTCACGTGCTGAATACCCGGCATTCCATGGGTCGGATCGTTCGCTACCGCGAATGCCGGCATTGCGGCAAACGCATCACCACCTACGAGGTTCCGCCTTCCATGCTAGCCAGCAATAGCACACCGGCTTTGCCAAGGCTCGACCAGGCAGTACAATCACCCGACAGTGATTCGCGGACCCGGAGGTGAGACAGGCCCCGGATGAAATGCGAGACAACCGATAGACTGGCGGCAATGTGCTTCGGCGAGTTCCTGGGAACGTTCATGCTCGTTCTCTTTGGAACCGGCGCTGTCGCTGTCACCGTGCTGTTCAAGGCGCACGTTGGGCTGCTTCAGGTAGCAGCGGTCTGGGGCATAGGTGTCACCCTCGCCATCTACGCGACCCGGCACCTGTCTTGCGCACACCTGAATCCGGCGGTGTCCTTGGGAATGGTCTTGGCCAAGAGGATGAGAGCCTGTCTCTTACCGTGGTACATGGCATCTCAGTTGTTGGGCGCTATCGCGGCCGGCGGAGTAGTCATCCTGCTGTTCGGCGACAGCATAGCGAACTACGAGGCGGTTCATCAGATCACACGGGGAACCCCGGCGTCCGTTCAGACGGCCATGATGTTTGGGGAATACTTCCCCAACCCTGGATTCGCGGAAGTCAGCCCTGTAGTCACGACGGGAACTGCGGCCATAGCTGAGGGCTTGGGCACGTTCCTGCTTGTCATGCTCATCTTCGTGTTGACGGAGGGCTGCAACGTCGGCCGGCCCGCCGACGGCGCGACTCCGGTGTTCATCGGTGCGGCAGTGGCCGCGATCATCTCCATCGTGGCGCCGCTTACGCAGGCTGGGCTGAACCCCGCGAGGGATTTCGGGCCACGGCTGGTTGCCTATTTGGCCGGGTGGGATGCCGTCGCCATACCTGGTCCGCGGGGCGGGTTCTTCACGGTCTACATACTTGCTCCGTTCCTGGGCGGCGCGATCGCGGCCATTTGTTTCCGATTCGTGGTATCTCGCCTCATGGGTGGTCGCGTCAAAACCGTCTGTGGTCAGTATGGCTCATCCGATGCCTCGGACCGCAGCGAAGCCGATCCGACGAGCCATTCTGGGCAGCCGCCAGCCGGCGAATGACATATGTGTCACAATCTGCGTCGCAGGGGTGGAATCCACTTGTAACACGTCTTTCGTGGAGTAGATTCGGGGCAGCCGCCAGCCGGCGAATGACATATGTGTCACAATCTGCGTCGCAGGGGTGGAATCCACTTGTAACACGTCTTTCGTGGAGTAGATTCGGGGCAGACAACCAGGACGCGCGGCGCACCGGCTGATCCCCGGTGCGAAGCCATAGAACGAAGGCCATGCGGGGCCGCATACCCGTGTGGCCTTTTTCTTTTGGCCCGCGCGACTGGTCGGCACAGCGGGAAGAGCCCTGGCGGGCTGTCGGGCCTCATAAACCCGACGCGGCCGGTCCGATTCCGGCTCCCGCGAATGGAAGGACGGTCATGGCGGAAGAAGTCGAAAACGCGATTCGCCAGAACGCACAAGGCCCGGAGTCGGCCGAGGTGGACGGCGTGAAGGTCAAGCAGCATCCGCTGCCCGACCAGATCGCCGCGGACAAGTACCTGGCCGGCAAGGACGCCGCACAGCGGAACCCGGCCAAGGCGTTCACTCGCGTCAAGATCGTGCCGCCGGGAACGGTGTAAGACATGGGACTGTGGCCCTGGACAAAGCGGAAGCGAGTTGAAGCCGTCGAGCAGCCGTCAGGCCACGGCACGCCTGCCGTGCCAGGGTTGCTGCTCGTCCGCGCCCGATTCGACGCCGCGCAGACCACGCCGGACAATCGCAAGCATTGGTCGAATGCTGACCCTCTCTCGGCCGACGCCGCCGCTTCCCCGGAGGTGCGCCGGACGCTCCGCAACCGCGCCCGGTACGAAGTCGCCAACAACTCCTACGCTCGCGGCATCGTCCTGACGCTGGCCAACGACGTGATCGGCACGGGTCCGCGATTGCAAATGCTCCTGGGCGACCCTTCGGCGGCAAGCTCAGGACCCGGCGGGCAGGACGCCGGGACGAACCGGACCATCGAGGCTGAGTTCGCACGCTGGGCCAAGGCCGTCGGCCTACCTGAAAAGCTCCGCACCATGCGGCAGGCGCGGGCGCAGGACGGTGAAGCGTTCGCGCTGCTGTTCAACAACGGCAAGCTCGATTCGCCCGTCAAGCTGGACTTGCGGCTTATCGAGGCTGACCAGGTGACGACTCCGAATCCGTCGGTTCCGCCGACCAACGTTGTCGATGGGATCGTCTTTGACGAGTTCGGCAACCCGGTCGAATACCACGTCTTGAAGGAGCACCCCGGCGGCGACAAGGCGATGCTGGGCACGCAGTTCGACCGCATCCCGGCCGCAAGCTTGATTCACTGGTTCCGCTCCGACCGGCCCGGCCAGAGCCGCGGCCTGCCGGACATCCTGCCGGCGCTGCCGCTGTTCGCGCAGCTTCGCCGGTACACCCTGGCGGTGATCGCCGCAGCCGAGTCCGCTGCCAATATCGCCGTGCTGATGAAGACCAACACGCCGGCCGGCGGGGAAGCCGCCGAGGTCGAACCCATGACGGAAATGGAGTTCGTCCCGAACATGGCCGTCTTCACCCCGGAAGGCTGGGAGCCATCGCAGGTGAAGGCCGAGCAGCCGGCGACGACCTATGACGGCTTCAAGCGGGAAATCCTCAACGAAATCGCCCGCTGCCTGAACATGCCCTACAACATCGCCGCCTGCAACAGCAGCGGCTACAACTACTCTTCGGGGCGGCTGGACCACCAGACCTACTACAAGTCCATCCGGGTCGAACAGGCCCATATCGAGGCGGTCGTTCTGGACCGCATCTTCTCCGCGTGGCTCGCGGAGGCCGTCAAGGTCTTTGGGCTGAGCGATACCGGCGACGCGCCGCACCAGTGGTTCTGGGACGGGCATGAGCATGTGGACCCCCAGAAGGAAGCCGCGGCGCAGGCCCAGCGGCTCGCCAGCCACACGACCACGCTGGCCAGCGAGTACGCCCGTCAGGGCAAGGATTGGGAAACCGAGCTTCGCCAGCGGGCCAAGGAAGTCGCCTTGATGAAGGAGCTCGGCTTGCCCATGTCGCAGGCCGCGCCG